ATCTCAAAGGGACTAATCTGTTAACTGGTGGGTCTTTGGTAAAAAGATAAATACATAATACACTTTTAGGAATGTGAACATGGACTTTAAATCGTTAATCAGCAAAATAGAAAGTATCGACGGTAAAATCGATACTCCAAAAGCACCAGAGCTGCCAAAATCTGTGCAATTAAATGAAGATGCACAATTGCGTGTTCTAAGCGGCCGTACTACTTACGTTGCTGAAGCTAAAAAGAAAGCTGAAGAAGACGTTAAAGAAGCGGACGATATGAAAGTAGGCGATAAGAAAAACATCGCTACTGGTACTGTTGAAAAAACAAAAACAGGTATTGTTCACAAAAGCAGCAAGGCCTATGGTGGCAGTGAAGAAAAAGAAGCTGATGACGAAGATGACAAGCCAAAGAAGAAAGCCAAGAAAGAAAGTGTAGAACCTCAGTTTAAAAGCAAGTTCATGAAGATGGTCGAAGCCAAGAAAGAAGAAGCTGCTGATAAGAAAAAGAAAATGGCTAAGAAAGAGAAAATGGCAGAAGGTTCCAAGCCAGACTTCTTAGACGTTGACAAAGACGGCGACAAGAAAGAGCCAATGAAAAAAGCTGCTGCCGACAAAGGCGATGACAAGCCAGCTGGCAAGAAAGGCATGAGCGACAAGCAGGCCAAATACTTTGGTAAGAAAACAGAAAGCGCAATGATGCCAAAAGGCAAAAAGCGTCCAGTGAAAGAAAGTGTAGAAACAAAACTATCTTTCAAACAAATGGTACAGTTGGTACAAGAAAGCGGTGGCCAACAACAGATCGATCCAGTTGACAAAGCTCTGTTTACCTGGGCTGAACGTGTGGCCAAGAACAAACTAGGCGAAGGCATGAAAGCTGACCTATACGCAGGTTTGGTATATGAGCGCAACGGTGGTGTGTTTGAAATGTACGATGTACTAAGCGAAGCACAAAAGTAATTTAACCAAAAAGTGTAAAAAGGCCAGTCACAGGTTGACTGGCTTTTTTTATGACTATATAATAGTCTTATAGGAGAGATTATTATGTCAACCAGAATGTACGGGCCCGAAGAAAAAGCAAAACTAGAACGTCTTATCAACGAAGGCGGTAATGTATTGCGTGAAGTAGAGGATCTTAAAGAAGGGCTCAAAGAAACTGTTAAAGCAGTTGCTGAAGAACTCCAAATTAAACCTAGCGTTATCAATAAAGCAATTTCTATTGCACACAAAGATAACTGGAAAGATCACGAACAAGAATGGAATGACATTGAAATGATTCTTGGCGTGACAAAACGTCTTCCTGAATGATCATTGATGTTTTTAAACCTACTATAGATTGGATCAGAGATGACTACCATACTCATCCCTTTCGGTTTTTTATTGAACTACTTGCTTGGGCTGTGTCTATTGGGTGCAGTATCACTATGGCCGTCACCGTCCCCAATCCGCCACTACTCGCGTTATATCCTGTGTGGATCACTGGCTGTGCTATGTATGCTTGGGCTGCTTATACTAGGAAATCATTTGGCATGTTGGCTAACTACATCTTGCTGACCGCGATTGATGCATTCGGCCTAGTTAGAATGCTAATTAATTAAATAAAGTAAGAAGGCAGGCGTGGCCATAAACCGCACATTGGTATTTGCAAGCCTAAAATTGCATAGGAGAAAAAAATGAGTTTCGTAGACGCATACTACGATCGCGAAGATGACATGATACGTGTTGTTGAGCGCGACGACAAAGGGCAGAGGCATTTCAAAGATTATCCTGCCAGACACATATTCTATTACAACGACCCCAAAGGCAAGTTCCAATCCATCAAGGGCGAACCTTTAAGCAGAGTCAGTTCAAAGAATGTCAAAGAACATCGCAAAGAACTTGCCATTCATTCAAACAAACGACTCTATGAGTCAGACATTAATCCCATCTATCGATGCCTAGAAGATCATTATCTCAATCAAGACGCACCTAAACTAAACGTAGCGTTTTTCGATATTGAGGTAGACTTCGATCCAGAACGTGGCTATGCATCACCCGACGATGCGTTCATGCCAATCACTGCTATCGCTGTCTACCTGCAATGGATGGAGACTATGATCTGTTTAGCCATACCTCCAAAGACATTGAGTATGGAAGAAGCCAAACGGCAAGTTGAAGATTTTTCCAATGTTATGTTGTTTAGCAGTGAAGCAGACATGCTGGATACATTTTTAGACTTGATTCAAGATGCAGATGCATTAAGTGGTTGGAATTCGGAAGGCTTTGATATTCCATATACAGTTAATCGTGTCACTAAGGTATTGAGCAAAGAAGATACTAGACGGTTTTGTCTATGGGATTGTTTTCCTAAGAAGCGTGAATATGAAAAGTTTGGCAAAACTGCTACTACCTATGACTTTATAGGTCGGGTGCATATAGACAGTCTCGAACTGTATCGCAAATACACTTATGAAGAACGTCACACATATCGATTAGATGCCATTGCCGAGTATGAACTAGGTCAAAGAAAGACACAGTATGAAGGCACACTAGATCAATTATACAACAACGATTTTAAAACGTTTGTCGAATACAACATCAACGACTGTAAACTTCTAGATGATCTAGATAAGAAACTTAAATTTATTGATCTAGCCAATACTATTGCTCATGAGAACACTGTATTGATTCAAACTACCATGGGTGCTGTGGCTGTGACTGAGCAGGCCATCATTAATGAAGCTCACCGCAGAGGCATGATAGTTCCTAATCGCAAAAAGATGGAAGAACACGGCGAAACACAAGCAGCAGGTGCCTATGTTGCATATCCAAAGAAAGGTATACATGAGTGGATTGGCTCTCTTGACATTAATAGTCTCTATCCTAGTGCTATTCGGGCTTTGAACATGGGTCCAGAAACCATTGTCGGACAATTGCGACAAGATGGTACCAAGGATTATATTGCTGCTGAAATGGCCAAGGGCAAATCATTTGCCGCAGCCTGGGAAGGTATATTCGGTAGTCTTGAATATTCCGCAGTTATGAACAAAGAAGTGGGACGTGAAATCAACATAGACTGGGAAGGCGGCGGGTCGGATACACTGAGTGCAGCACAGGCCTACGATCTTATATTTGACAGTAACCAACCTTGGATGATCAGTGCCAACGGTACCATATTCACTTATGAAACTGAAGGTGTTATATCCGGACTGTTGGCACGTTGGTACAAAGAACGTAAAGAAATGCAGGCCAAACTCAAAGAATGTATCCAAGCAGGTAACAAGATTGAAGAAGAATACTGGGACAAGCGTCAGTTAGTTAAGAAGATTCTGTTAAACAGTCTCTATGGTGCGATTTTAAATCCAGGCTGTAGATTCTTTGATAACAGAATCGGTCAGAGTACCACACTAACAGGACGACAAATTGCCAAACACATGGCATCAAAAGTCAATGAAATTATCACCGGAGAATATGATCACGTAGGTAAAGCGGTCATATACGGTGACACAGACTCTTGTTACTTCTCTGCGTATGCTACGTTAAAGAAGGACATTGAGAAAGGAACACTGCCCTGGACTAGGGAAAGTGTAGTTGAACTTTATGATACCATAGGAGAAACAGTCAATGGCACATTTGTCAAATTCATGCAGGAAGCATTTCATGTCCCTCGAACCAGAGCCGAGGTCATCAAAGCAGGTCGCGAAATTGTTGCAAGCAAGGGACTGTTCATTACCAAAAAACGATATGCAGTGCTCTACTACGACAAAGAGGGCAAGCGAGCAGACACAGAAGGCAAACCAGGCAAGATCAAGGCCATGGGGCTCGACCTCAAGCGTTCAGATACCCCGGTTGTTATACAAGACTTCTTAAGCGAAGTACTAACTAAAACACTAACTGGTGTGTCGAAAGAAGAGATATTGCAATATATCACCGACTTCCGTACAGAGTTTAAAACTAGACCTGGCTGGGAGAAAGGATCTCCTAAGCGGGCTAATAACATTTCTGAGTATCGCGATAAAGAAAAGAAAGCAGGTAAGACTAACATGCCCGGACACGTTCGTGCAAGTCTTAACTGGAATACTTTAAAGCGTATGATGGATGACAAATATTCAATGGCTATTACAGATGGTGCGAAAGTTATTGTTTGTAAAGTCAAAGACAATCCAATGGGGTATACCAGTGTAGCATACCCTGTGGATGAACTTAGACTGCCTCAATGGTTCAAAGATCTGCCTTTCAATGATGGCGAAATGGAGACCACAGTTATCGATGAGAAGTTAGGAAACCTTATTGGTGTTCTAGAATGGGACATTAGTTCAACAAGGTCGGACAATACATTCGCAAAACTATTCGATTTTGAGTGATTGCTAGGTTGCTTTTTACTCAAGATCTAAATATAATCTTAATATACAGGAGAATTCTTAATGAAAGATATTTTACAAGACATTGTTAGTCACACACAGAATCTAGGCTTCTTGACCACAGTCAAGGTCACAGGCACAGATAAAGGCACAACTATTAACTCAATGGCAGATGACCGTTCAGTTATCATGGAAGCAGAAACTGCTAATCCATATCCAGATATGATTGGCGTTTTTGGTATGCCACAACTGAACAAGTTGAAATATCTATTGGAGGGTGCAGAGTACAAAGAAGGCGCAAAGATTTCTATCACCACAGCAGAACGCAATGGTGAGACTATGCCTGTAGGCTTGCATTTCGAAAACAAAGACAGCGACTTCAAGAACGATTATCGTTTCATGAATCAAGAAATCATCAACGAAAAGATGAAGAC